TCATATTCAAACAATTCGCAACTTAAATCATAGGTATAAAGTTTTCCTAATTGATAAAATGGTTTCTCATGCTCAACTCTTTTAATTTCAAATAATCTTTCACCTAAAGGAAAATAAATTAGATCACCTTCTTTTGGTCTAGTAATCAAATCACCAAAAGTAAATCCAGTAATTTGGTTTTCTCTGATACCCGAAGAAATACCCTCCAAAAATGGAGAGATGAAGTCTTCAAATCTTTCTCTAGATATGGTAAGATTTACTTCATTCTTCAATCTCAAACCAAACTTGGTCATTATATCACTATCTGGTGCATATCCATCAACATTATTAATATATGCCTCAATTAAAAAACTATCATCAAATTTTGATGATTGAATTTCTTTAATAATATCATCCGTTTTAAATATTTTTCTAGGTAAATAAAATACCTCTATGCCATGAATTTTTATGTGCTCATTCACCAAGTCCTGCATGAGTGTTTGCTCACCTGGACTACCTTGTAAAAAATAAGAATTTAATACCATAATATTTTATCCAATAAAATCAAGAGGTGGAAGTTCATATTCAGAAGACATTCTCTGTTTTATATCATCCAGTTCTCTCAGAGCATCATCATATAATTCTCTTCCATTAAGTTCTAATCCACCAGGGAGCTTTGCACCTCTAAACTTTAACAAATTTTGTCCCCACTGTTTTTTAATAAGAGCAGTTAAATATTTTTTCAAAAAACTATCATTATAAACATTCGTAAATGTGTCGGGATCCAAAATTCTATGACAATCAATAATTAAAAAAGTATCTTTTTCCTGAGATTTCCAATCAATATCTAAATACAATCTATTTTGTCTTTTATTAAATCTAATTTGTTTATCGGTGCTCAATAAAAACTCGATGTCTTCCAAATATGTTTTGACCATTGAATATTGAAGAAGTTCAATTGAATTAAACTGATACACATCATTCAAAAATAACTGATATTTAATATTAAACATTCCATCTGATAGTGTACTACTATCAAATCTAAAAACTTTTTCAATTCCAATAACCGAATCTGGAACTTGAATAAAATTAGAATTTTCAAAAAAGTTATTTGTTACAGTTGACATACCACTAACATTGGTAGTAATTCCAGATGTTGTTACAATACCTACAGTATTAGTTCCACCAACTTGAGCAG